CGTTAAATGTTTATTCATCAAACGGTTAGACGAAACCGTTCAGAATTTAAAATAGATTATCTACAACGCGAATTGACAAATATTAGAGAAGATTTTACAGACAATAAATATGTCATTGAAGCAACAAAAGTTTTAGCAGCTGGAGGTTTAAGAAGCACTATTGGGGCATATTGGAACGCTGTTGTTGATGATTTAAGACGTAAGATTATACATCGAAGTTTGGACTTATTTAATAAGGAGATTAAGCCAAGACGAGAAATAAAAACTTACGAAGATTTCCAAGACCATGTTTCCGATATTGAATTAATAGATGGTGCTTTCAAAATAGGTGTTATTAGTTGGGAAGCGCATAAAATCCTTCAACAAGCAAGAGAAACAAGGAATATATATTATGGTCATCCTGACAGTTCTGATCCTACGCTATTTAAAGTTTTTAATATGATTGCAGATTGCAATCGTTTCGTCTTGTCTCAAGAATATCCCCCAACGATTATAGATGTAAACGAATACATTATAACAATGGATTCGGATGCATATAACAAGAATGAAATAGCGATAGAGCAAGCTTTTACAGATTTGCCAGATATATATAAATCTGAAATGACAAATCGACTTTTTAGTATGTATCTGGTAGATAATGCATCCGTGCGATTAAAAGGGAATATCGAATTTAGTTTTCCAATTCTATGGAAAGTTATCTTAGAAAACAAATTGGCAATAGATATGATAAGTTAATTGTCGAAGGAAATAGAGAAAAGATAGACAATGCAACTTCCCTTTTGACAATGGTAAATGGGCTTCGTTATGTATCAAGTGCAAGTAGACGTATTTTATTTGATCCAGCTATCAAAAGATTGGAAGATAATCTGGACAATTGGGCAGTGGAAGGTCAAGCTGTAAACTACCTTCAAAGATTAGGATACAATATTCCTTCTGAATATATCATACGATATGTTAGTGCTCTAACATTAACATATGTAGGATATAAAGGAAATAGCTATCAATATGCAAGAACTGCTTTTTATTCCGATACAGCAGCCCCTCGAATATCTGAAATGTTTGAATTTTTCGACAATGCATCTACAGAAGCGTTTATTGATGCAATTAAAACGAATAGCACATTAAGAAGCAGAATAAAAAACACTCAACAACTTAATAGATTGAGAACTCTCGGTGAGATACTCTTGAATAAACCGGAAATCAGAGACGATCTGAAATCATTTTTGGAAATTCTTGTGGACAAGGAAAATACGACCGATTTTTTCTCTTTAATCAACTTAAAGTAGATTATCCTCCTAACACGTCTGACTTAAAGTTCTCTTTGCCGAGAATATATACTAAATCCCGACCCTTGGCCGTCAATTGACCGCCGAGGGTTATTTGTATGTGCTGTGCCGAGCTCCCTCCAATCATCATATCCTTAAGTTTGGATAGCGGCGCTATGACCTCCGGATCGACTCCGGCATTGGGGTTATCGCCTACCATCGCATAGGTCGGGCCGAAGGCAAGACCGCCTTTGGCCAGTTTCGGCGAGTTCTCTTTCGCCTGCTTGTTGATCAGCGCCGTCATCACGGCTGCGGCCGCCACCATTGCGGCTCCGATGGCAATTGCCGCCCACGGGTTGGCCAGCACCGATTTGAGTGCCGACTTGAAGGCGATAATCATCACACCAAACTGAATCATCTGCGAACCGATCTGCTTGAGGAAGTTGGCGAACTGCAACAGAATGGCTTTCATCAGCCCTCCGAATCCGAGGTCGCCGGCCATGATCTGCCCGATGGCTTCAGCCGCTGCAACGATGCTGTTGGCAAGGAACGTCGATAGCGATTGATCGAAACCCTGTATCGTCTCCCTGACCGCTCCGCCCACCTGCTCCAATGCCGCACCGAACTCCCAGCCTTTGGAGACGAGCGCTTCGGTATAAGTCGCCACCACTTGCTCTACATTCCGAATGTCATCCTCCAACTTACCGCCGACCTCGTCCGCCCAGCCGAATACCTCGCCTCGGACTAACTCGCGGATGGCCTTCATCTGCTCCATCGCCCGCGTCACGATGGGCTTCAGGTCGGGCAGTTTGATTTCGAGTTGCGGCACGGCCAGCTTCACGCCGTCCGGCAGAATAGGCGTGAGCGGCTCGCGCGGCAAAAGGTCTTTCGGAAGTACTTTGTTCAGCCCGTCGATCTCCTTCTTCAACTCCTCGATACGGGCGTTGCAGTCGGCAATCTCCTGTACATCGAATGCCGCCTGCTTCCGCTCCTCCAGCTTCTTGATTTCGGCTTGCAAAGCTGTTATCTTTCCCGTCGCCTGCGTCGCCGATGTTCCCAGCCCGTTCAGACGGTCGACCTCACGGCGCAGTTCTGCAATCTGTCGGTTGAAACCGGCAATCTCCGTCGGGTCGAACGATTTTTGCTTCTGGGTTTCGAGCGTCTTTATCTCCTCGTTCAGCTCGGCGATGCTTTTCTGTGTCCGCGTCGAAGTACCGTCCGCCGCACCACCCAGTCCATCGACTGCCCCGGTTGCATCTTCCACGGCCGAGGCCAGCGACAGCGAGAACGCCTCGGCGAAGTTCCGCACCTCGGCTTCGGCCTGCGAAACCAGATCGCCCGCCTCGGTCACCTCCTCGCCCAATTCACGGACATCGCTACGCATCCGGTTGATCTTCCGCATACTTACGTCATCCATACGGATCTTGTCCCCGTAACGCGCCTGTGGCTGAAACATCTGCTGTACGCGGCGGGCCTTCTCCGCAAGGGAATCGCCGCCGGCCATGATGTCGTTGAAGTGGTTGATAAGGCTACTCTGCAACTGCTCCGACGCCTGTTTCCACTCGTAGAAACCCTTGTTCTGATTGTGCCTACCGAACTCGAAGTCGCCGCTCGCCAGCCTCGTCCCGATATCGGAAAGATAGGCATAGAGTTCCGCCTCCTTCTCCGCCTGTCGGACTCCCGCTTCGGTCTGCCGCTCGATAGCAGCTGTCACTTGATCCTGCTTCCGCGCAAGGGCGATACGCAGCACCAGCTGCTGGTTATATTCCGCCGCCCGTTTCCTGAGCGTTTCAAGTTCGAGGGCCTCGGCACTCAGTCCCTCGACGATTTGGGGCTGCACGCTTTTGAGCTCTTCGAGGGCTGCCTTGCGCTCCTGCTCCGAGGTATTGGCCGAGGAGAGTTTGCCCACGAGAGCATTGACCTGCCGGGCCTCTTCGATGACCTTGTCGGTCAATTCGCCATTCTTCTCGGCGGCATCCTCGGCACTGTCGCCGAACGCGACGAAGAGGCTGATGCCCGTAGTGATGAGCGTCAGCAGCAGGCCGATGGGATTAGCGGCAATGGCAGCCGTCAGAGAGTGGATACCTGCCTTGACCAACCCGATAGGTGCAACGAGCATGGCGAATCCGGATTTAAGCAGCGGCAGCGCCTTCGACAGCGAACCCAGCAGCATACACAACGGCCCTATGGCCGCAGCAACGGCAGCGACTGAAACGAGCAGTTTTTGCCAGCGCGGATCCATTGCCTGAAGCACGGTGACGACCGAAGACAATGCACCGGCGACTTTTGCGGCTATAGGCATGATAATCGCTCCGATCTGTTCCAGAAAATCACCCCAAGTATTCTTCAATTGCTTGATCGGCCCGATACCCGTTTCGGCAGCAGCTTCGGCGAACCCCTTGTAATTTTCGAGAATAAAATCGACTGCCTCGCCGTTTTTGAGTTGCTCGGTTGTGAGCTCCTTCAACTTCGGGATGCTCTCGCCCAATTCGCCTGTCAGACCGCCGTAGGTCTTGGCCAGATTCTTCACGGCGCTGTCGAGTGTCATCCCCGTCGCATAGGAGAGCTGGGCGGAAGCTTCGATGACGCGTCCAATCTGCTCCTCGGTCATACCCAACGATGCCAAGTACGCCTGCTGTCCGATGATAGCCTCGTCGCCCAGCGTCGAACGGGACTGCAACTCGCCTGCCTCGGCGATCAGCCGCTGCTGTATGTCACTGCGCCCTTTGAGGGCCGTCAGGAGCCGTTGTTCGGCCTGTTGCTGGATATCGGCATTGTTCAGAGCTACGACGCCCAATGCCGTAAGAGGAGCTGTCAGTTTCAGCGACAGCTCCTTGCCGACTTTATCCAGTTTCTTGGACAGCGAGTCGAAATCCCGTTCTACCTGCTGTGTCTTCTGTTTGAATTCGTAGGAGTCGGCTCCGATCTTAATCAGCAGGTCGGCGATGCGGCGGCTCATGGTGCGGAATCAGGAATTAAGGTCTGTACTGCATGAAAAGTCGCCAGCCTTCGCGGACATCCGAATCGACGGCCGGCACGCCATTTTCCATGCGCGACATAGCTCCGACGACCGAAATCATTACCGCCGGGTCGAGCGTGTCGAGCGGAGCATCGGGAAATACCTCGGCCCAACGACTCACATGGGCGATGTAGCTCTCCGTATGGTTCTCGATGGGCGGCGCATAGCGCGTAATCATCTGCCGCAGCGTCCGGTAGCCATTGCGGGAATAGGTGTGCAGCAGCACGAACATTGCGCGGTAACCCCACGCCATCGTCTCGAACTGCTTGAAGGCCGCATCGCGCGAGGGTCGCACCTCGCCCAGATACTTCGTCTTCGACTGCCGGATATTGCCCGGATTGAAATTTCTAAGTCCTCTTGCCATATAATCGTTATTGATTTAATGTACGTCGTTCGACCGTGTCCGTTCCGCCTGCTCCTGCTCGATGAACTTTTGTCGTTTCAGAAGCACGGGGCATCGTTCGGGCGGCGTATCGCATTTGTAGGCCTGCCGGATGATGATGCGGCTGCGGTCGATCTCCACGTCCTTATGTTCGATGATAATTTCGAGTTTGTCGACCTTCTCTTCGAGTTTCTCCACGCGGCCGTCCAGCCGCGTGATCTGCTCGGATTGGATCGCCACGACCTTCTCCGTATTCTCCAGCTCGGCCGAGTCCGCTGCGGCGCGTTCCCGGCGTCGTTTGCTGTTGAAGAAAACGAGCGTTCCGGCAAGGCCGCTGGCCAGCAAAAAATTCAGGATGATGCTTATCAATTCCATGTTTTAAGGGATATATTTATAGATTGCATTGTCGCGGACGATATGCAGTTCGCCGCCGATGTAGAAGAGCCCTCGCAGCGGATGCGATACCCCGGCCGTATTGCGAACCTGCCGGATGGCGTTGTTGGCATACGTCCAGATGTAGAGTCGGCCGCCGGAGTGGTAGGCCACCTCGCCCATCGTGTGGTCGGCGAAGTCGGCCGCACCGGAGATCGTCTTGATAAGCGTCCGCTCGTCGATGGAGTCGCGCCGGTAAATCCGCAGCGTCGAGCCGAGTGTTTCGACCATAAAATAGTCCGAGAGGGTCAGCACCCGCGTACCTGCGGGATAGGCCGTTGCCAACAGCTCCCTGTTGACTCGTTTGTCGTGCAGCCACGCCCCTTTGGTCGTATTGACCACGATAGCCGAGTAGGATTTCAGAATACCCGTGACCATTCCACTGAAGGTCGTGCGGTCGTAGCCGTACCCCCGTCGGTAACCCGTAGAGGAGTTGACATAGACGTAATCGGGGCGATTGAGGTAATATCCCGTAATCGTGCCGCCGTCCGAGGCGCGGCTGACGCTGCGCGGCCCGCGCGGATAGGTAATGTAAGGGAGCAACAGGTAGATGTAACCGCCCATGTAGGTCGCCGGGGTATCGTAATCCTTCCGGGCGTGGCGTTTAAGAACCACACCCCGGTAATCCACGATGCTGACACCCGCGCCGTCCACCACCGCGAAGCTGTTGTCTGCGGGGTAGATACTCACCTCACGGGTATAGGACAAGAGCTGCCGCACGCTCCGCGAGGCGGGGTCGTAGGTGTAGATGCGGTTGTCGGTCGAGAGCAGGACGAGGATGCCTCCACACAGCAGAGCCGTCCTGACCGTAAAGGAAAGCCGTGCGCCGAGGATGCAGTCGTCGCCCTGCGGCGGAGTCTCGCAGCGGACGAGTCCCGGCATCTCGACAAGCTCCGTATCGTAGCTATCCTCGACGGCCTTCAACTCGATGGAGTTCACATAGAAGCCGCAGAGCAGGAACTTGGAGTCCTGAACCACCGTGTTCATATCGATATGTCGGCCGGAGAACATCTCGCCGGTGATGCAGCGGCCGGGAAGCTGCTTGTAGCGCAGGGCACATCCGACGAGGTGGCCCAGCAGCGTGTTGTAGTCGTTACCGCCCCGCGTGTGCCACATCCGCGTCGGCTGGCCCGACGCATCGGTGAAGTAGAGCGAATAGATCAGCCGGTCGTTGGGGATATTCGGGATATCGGCGATGGGTAGCTGGATCGACAGATCCGCATTGTTGGCATGGTTGACCATCACCTCGTACTTGAGCGAGTTCTCGTAATCATCGCCCGTATCGATGGCGAGCGTCATGTTGTAGAACGAGACGGCCTCCCACTCGCCGTAGACACGGCCACCGCCGCTATTGCCGCGCACATCGTATTTGAGCGTCTGTTTCATGTAGAAGACCAAACGTCCGTTCACGGGAATACCGTCGATTTCGATCTTCTTGTTGGTTTCGGTCGAGGTCTTGGCCTCCTCCATCATGAAGCCTTCGGAGCCGACCCACTGCCCGTCGTCCTGCAACCAGTAGGTCGCCGTGTCACCGACGATCTTCACGCCGTAGTAGAACTTGACGATATACTCGTTATCTCCGGAGGGGCGGTATCCGAATCCGTATTTGGCGTGCTGGGCGCGGATGGCGTATTCGAGCGTCAGCTTGTAGGTACACTTCTGCACCTCGTAGCCGTAGGTCTCGATGACATGGTTCTGATGCGCTCCGTCGCCGAGAAACTTGAGCGTTGTGGCGTCCGTCAGGCTCAGGAACTCATACGGATCTTTCCACTTCTTGAGGTCATAGAAACCCAGAACGGAAATCAGGTTGTCCAGCCCCTTGTTCTTAACGGCGATCGACACCTTGCGGAGCGGCGGCGTGATGTCCATCGTCGACTCGCCCATGATGTCGAAACCTCCGTCCCACATACTTTCGATACGTTCGCGCGTGGCTTCGGTGACGATATTGTCGCCGGTCGCGGTCAGCAGCTCCCGGCCGCCGGCCGTAATGAGGTGGCCGGAGGGGTATTTCGTGCCGATTTCGTAGAAGCTCAACGGGCGGGTCTCGCGGTAGAGCGAGATCGTGCGGCGGATATGGAGCGAGCCGTTGCCCTGGAAAATCTGTCCGGCAAAGGGACGCAGGCACAGCTCCAGTACATCGCGGTACGACGGTTCGTCGTAGACGCTGTAAAAGCGTTCCATATCGACATAGACCTGCCGGAGCGGAGAGCGCGATTCGCTCATACCCTCGGCATACAGATCCATCCAGTCCGCAACGTCGAGCTCCAGTTCCAGCAGGTCGAAGCACATCTCCAGCAGCGACCACAGGCTCCGACGGCCCGCGATATGTGTCCCGTCGAGATTCATGAAGGGGATGCTCGAAAGCAGGTTGAACCCGTCGACGGCCTTGATCGACACCTCGTAAGGTGGAGCCGTGAAGCTCTCCGAATAGAGGTCGGCAACGACATATCCGCGCCAATAGAGCGCCCCGTTACGCATGACCGACACGCGGAAACGGCGCGGGTCGGAGGTGAACAGGCCGATGTATTGGAAATTTTCGGTACAGAGGATGTTGATCGTAGCTTCGGACGCTTTGATCGGCACGAAGAACTCGTCGCCGCGGCGCTCCCAGGTTATTTCAAGGGGTTTCCCGCCTTCGAAGCGCATCTCTTCGGACAAGCCGGTATAGTCTCGCTCGGAGATCTCCACACGCCAGAGAGAACTCTTGAACTTGCTCTGCAATTCCGCATAATACCGTAATCCGAATGCCATACCTCGACTTTTGAGGGTAAAGGTACGCGCAGCCGGCTACTGCGGCGGGAGACTTTGTCCCAACAGAACAAAGGCCGACAAGGAGCTTCCCGTCGGCCTTTATTATAATTGATAGTAAAAATTACCGCTCCAATGTAAGCGTGATGACACCGTCTTTGGCTTGTTTATGAACATCCTCTGCAAATCGTTTTAGTTCGATAAAATGTTCTTTATCCACCGCCTGCTTCTGTTCATCGGGCATTTCTGATTTACTGACATAGGTTTTGAAAATAATGCACATGGCATCCACCCGATCTTTTTCCCTGTCGCCGTCGGGACTGATCTCGCCATCCAAATAACATCTTGTGAAACACAATCCATCTCTTACTCGAAATGCTTGTTGTCCGTTCTTTCCGTATTTTTTATGATTTCTATTTATCCCCTCATTGACTTGAATCGGCATCGGATTATGATTTCGTGCCATATACCGACAAACAATCTCTTTCAACGACAAACTCTTATCGTTCCAAAATCGTTCATTATATCGGACTAAAAAATGCGGTTCATAAACATGGAGTTGCCGAATCAGCGATATCGGTTGATTAGGAGTGTGCTTATATCCTCCGGCAATCCACTCGACGAAATAACGTTGCTCTTCATCTTGAACGACACAGCACGATCCCACCTCCGGCTTATCTGCTCGCGCCCGACTCTCCGCATAAAAATAGATGACATACTTATTGTTCGTCGAAGGAATGGTATAATCGTAAATTTCCCACGCCGGAAATTTCATCCTTTTTTTAAATGCTTTGACCGCCTTCGGCAAAAGATATTCCTTTTTAATCTCCACCTTTTGCTTATCTGCGGCAAGATGATCGTACATCTCCTTATAGGTCATTGTCGGGAGTATCATAGCATTTACCTCTTCAAAACACACAACTTGTTGCTCGTAATACAAATATAGGCATAAAATCAGAAAAGGTCGCCCCGAAGAGCGGCCTGCCGATGCCGGTTTGCCAAAGCCAATTACATTTAGTCCAATTTCCACATCTGCTCCAGCAGGGTGTGGATTCGCTCGTTGATGCGGTGGTTGTCCTCCAAAAGTTCTCCATAGCGGCCACTCGTGCGTTTGTTGTCGTCAGCTAACCGAAGCATCTCTCGGCGGTTCTCTTCGAAGGTTGCCTCAAGGCGGTCGATTTCGGCATTGATGGCCTTTTTCTGTTTCTTTGCGTCTTCCATATTGCCTTTCAAATCACTGTTATTCAATCTTTTATTACGAGTCTAAGATAACATCAACCTGTGGAACACGCAAGTTAATACGCAACTTAATTCAAAGGTTTTCAGGTAATTATCAGTTTTTATCAAGGTTGCTCTCTACCGGCAGATACCGATCCAACCGGTGGGTATGCAGCAGCCGTACATGCTCTATCTCCCGCATGGCAAAACCATTCAGGGGATTGCGACGGTCGAACCCCAACCGTCGATGCACGGTAATCTCCGACAAACGAATCGTATTGCGATAGCGGTCGATCTCCACCCGAAACTCCCGCACTCCGTATCGGACAGAAACGGTTGCCAGACGATAGCGGGCATTAGCCTGCATCAGTGTAAGCCGAGCGCGTCGGGCATCGAGTTTGGTTACCTGTCCGAAGAAGGCACGACTGGCATCTAAAAGTAGGTCTTGTGTCATCATATCGAAAATATCTCCCCACCACTCGAATGGCGGGGAGATGGTTCTGGGTTACTCTTCCTCTTGTCCGAAATAAGCGCGGAACTTTTCGTAGTAGGCTTTGCGGGCACGCTCCTGCATCCGGTCGAAGCTGTCGAGAATGAACTCTCGGCCTTTGGTGTTCCACTCGGCCGGAGTCTTGGCATGGCGGAAATCCACCGGCTCAACGATCACCCCGTCATACTCCTCCAAATGCTCTCTTGCCAGCCGTGCCAAGTCCCGTACCTCATCGGTAGCCTGTGCCCAACTCGTAGCGTCGGTCGGGAACTGCTTTAAAAACTTTTCGATCTCCCGTCTCATATTTTGTCTTTTAAATCGTTTGTTATCAGTTCTTTATTACGAATCTAAGATAACATCACGGTTTGGAACACGCAAGTTATTTGGTAACTTAATTCAAAGAATATCAACATCTTACATTGACATTAAAGCGCACTGCAAATCTTTCTCAACGCTTCGCGTTCCTTCTCATCGAGCGAGCAGACGAAGTCGTCGTTGCTATAGTAGTTGCCGTCCTCGTCCTGCTCGCCGAAGCAGCGGTCGTCGGCGATACGCAGAATGTATCCGATGGTGCGGTAGTCTGTTCTCGTGAGGCCGGTAATGGAATACGTTCCGGCTTTGGTGATATTGACTTTCATAGCAAATGTCGTTTAAGATGCCCGCCCCAAAGCAATCAGGGGCGGGCTGTCGGTTATTTATCCTATCGGGAAAACCTCTATATCTTGTACCGACTGTGCAATATTACAGCTTCCTTTGCGCGTGAATCGATAGATCGTTCGGTTCTCGCGGTCTCGGACGGTACGGTAGTATTCATAGACCACGCAGTCGTACTTCAGTTTGAAAAGCTGACCGGGATTGAGTTCAGACATACGCATCGGCTCGTTCAGGTATTCATCGAGCGAATACGAGCCTTTTACTTTTTTCAGGGAAACGCTGTTGGCCGTCGGGTCGATCTCGACCTCATAACGGTCGTTTTCATCCTCCTCGTTTACGGCATCGACTGCCACCGTTATCCTCCCGCCGGCGGGTTCCATGCACTTGATCTTGATATCGACTATCTCGATGTCCGAAGTCTGCGCTACGAGGGTTCTTGCGATCCGAAAGGCCTGTTCTCTTTTCATGGCTTTACGATTTTAAGTTATTCATGTTCAGTGCTTTATTGCAAGTCTAAGGTAACACTATCGTTCGGGACACGCAAGTCTTTCGGAAGATTTATTTACTTTATTATCAATATTTTATATCGAATTCAGACAACCGGTTTTCGGGGGTATTTTCATTTACCAGCCGGTTCCTCGAATTCATAATTTCCGCATTTCAAAGGAATAGGAGGTCGGCTATACGCCGATCTCCCAATAGCTCCATGCTCCGTCGCGGTAGATGTATTTGTAACGAATGTCGTACTCCCGTTCCCGTAGGTAGGCGGCGAACGTCTTGTGGAGGCGTGGACTGTTGTCGTAACCCTCCTCCGGACGTTCGAACGTGCAGCGGCGTAAGGTCTGTTCGACGTCGAGCAAATTACCGCGCTCGACCAATGCAGCCGCCTTTTCCGGTGTGGCGTAATATTCGCTCAAAGTCGTGCCCAACGTATCGGGATTACCGTCCCGCCATACATAAACACTCTTGACTTCGCCTGTTGCCAATTGTACTCCGATTCTTGCTCTCGTACTCATAATACACTCTGTTTTAATCGTTTATCGCATGACAAACATAACATCATTATCCGGAACACGCAAGTCAATCGGTAGTTTAATTCAAAGATATTCAACAATTTACCTCCTTCGATTCAGAAGAGTCGTCCGGCTCTCTCGTAAGCGTCCATTCGGCATTCGACTTCCGCGAATGTCTGCCCGTATTTGAAGCCTTCGGATGACTTATTCCCGACTTTCGAGAGCCGTTGCAGTTCGCGCCACAATTCGGGATGGCGGCGACGCAAATCCACGAAGACCGGAATGCGGCAATTGGGGCAGAACCAGCAACCACCCCGATGCGAGGTTCGGTAGAGAGGCGACAGCAGACCGTATTCTTCGCACTTGCGTCGGGCGTCCGCCTCGGTGTACCCGTACTTGGCGAGCAAACTCGTTTTACGGATATACCCTCTGTCCTGCATCCGCACGAGGCGTTTCGGTTCGTCGGCCGCGATACCGACATATTGTACGACGCCCCGCTTGCGGAAACTACCATAATAGCGATGTATAGGCTGGATTTTGAGGTCGCGGTTGGCGCAACATTTTCCGCCGATAAGCCAGCCGCGCAGCATACCCTTATGCGTACCGCTCCCAATGACTGTATGGAATAACGTAAGATAATCTTTCTCCGAACGAACGACATCGACCCGTACGCCCAAGGCGGCAAGACGCGGAATCGCCGTCGAGTAGATCCACGCGATGTGTTCGGGAATCTCGCCGCTGATATTGCGTCGGTGGTCGAACATCACCTCCGAGAAGACGGCGGCATCCAACGGCTCGCCGTGTTCGAGGGCAAGGAGGATCGTAGCGATCGAATCCTTGCCGAATGAACACGAGGCGATATGAACAGGATTATCGTAACTGCGTTTCATCGGTTCGGAGCGTGAGTGTCGTTTGCGTTAACCGCTTGTGGCAGATCGCTGCATATTCCGAATTGGGTTCGAAGCCGATGTAGTTTCTCCCTAACCGTCGGGCGACGACGGCCGTCGTTCCGCTGCCCATAAAGGGATCGAGAACGAGACCTCCTTCGGGACATCCGGCCTTGATCGGCGTCTCGACCAACCGCGACGGATACATGGCATAGTGCGCCTCGTGGCTCGGTTCATAAGGAACACGCCATACGCACCGCATATTGCGACCGCGAGGATCGGTCGTCCGCTGCATCCCGATACCGTTCAGTCTCCGATAGTCTGCGCTCTTGCCATTGAGCGTTCGCGTGCGGCGATACCTTCCGAAGGTCGAGTCGGCATACGGCTCGAACTGCTGCGCGAAATAGTATCGCTGCGACTTGGTGAAGAAAAACACCTTTTCGAAGTCCACCGTGAAACGATCTCGCACGGAGGCGGGTATGCAGGCAGGCTTGTGCCAGATGATCTCGTTGCGAAGCACCCAACCGCGCAGAATCATCTCGTCGGCGAACTTGTTCGGAATATTGCAGAGCGACTTGGAGGGGATACGGTGACGCGCCGTATCGACCTTGATGTCTATAAGGCAATCGCTGTTCTTCGAATTTTCGCTCCACTTCGGATTTTGTCGGCGGTTGTATTTGTAGGGTTTGCTGTACGAATCGCCCAAGTTCACCCATAGTGTGCCGGAGGATTTCAGCACGCGGCGGCACTCGTCGAAGATCATGCACAGATGAGCGATGAAGTCGTCGCGCGTAGGCTCCAGTCCCAACTGTCCCGACCAGCCGTCCGGCCACACGATCGAGCCGATGCCATAGTCGCGCATTTGCCAGTACGGAGGCGAAGTGACGATGCAGTCCACCGATTCGTCGGGAAGTTGTCGTAGGCCGGTAAGGGCGTCGGTGTTGTAGATGACATTCAGTTCCATCTGCTGAATAAGCTATTATCGGTTATCTTTTTCATACCTTTGCAGGTATGGATATCATGGATGTTCGAGAATATCTCGTTTCTTTACCTGCGGTCGAGGAGTGCCAGCCTTTCGGCGAGGAGTGGCTCGTCTATAAAGTCGGCGGCAGGATGTTCGCGGCCTATGGGTTCGAACGTCCACAGTACCTACCCGTTAAGTGCGACCCCGACCGGGCCATTCTTCTGCGGGATGAATTCCCGGCCATCACTCCGGCATGGCATTTCAATAAGAGGCATTGGAACGACCTTCACTTCGAAGCACTCCCCGACGAGGTCGTCATGCGAGAAATCCGCCATTCGTTTCTTACTGTTATCCGGAAGAACGTCACACCAAAAGCTCTCCGCGAAGAACTGCTGAAGATGGTTGCGGAGGCAGGCGTCGCAGATGCGTCACTCGACCTTTAGTAGTTGGTTACCATCCACTCCTCCTGCCGGCGGCGGGACTCCTTGGAGGCCGTGATCTGCCGCTCGATGGGATGTATCGTCCACCCGAAGCGCGAAACGTATTCGCGGATCCGCTCGTGCGGAAACATCGTCAGCATGAACTTGCCTTCTACCTCCGAAAGAATAGCCAGCAGCTCTTCCAAATCCTGCTCGTTGAAAGTATCCGAGTAGTGACCACAGTCGGAGCCCACATAGGGCGGATCGACAAAGTGGAACGCCTCCGGACAATCGTACCGTCGGATGACATTCTTGCCGTCTTCACTCTCCACCGTAACGTGTGCGAGACGCAGACAGACCGTCTCCGTGAACTGATCCTTGCCGTTGAAGAGTTTGAGTGTCGTCGTACCGCTGCGGTCGTAGCCGAACGTTCCGTCGAGCATCGAGGCGAAGCCCAACTTCGAGCCAATCCAGATCGCCCATGCACGCTGTACCGGAGTGAAGAACTGCGGGTGGGTCATGATATGCTTGGCATGTGTGTGCTGGTCACGCGAGTGCAGGCTGGCGTCGATCTCGCGTTTGAGTGCCGGATAGTCGCTCTGCGCCACGCGGTAGAAGTTGATCAGCTCCTTGTTCATATCGTTGATTATTTCACACTTGACAGGCTGCTTGCCGAAGAGTACGGCACAGCCGCCGCAATAGGCTTCGGTATAGACCTTATGTTCGGGAATGAGCGGCAGGATGTATTTGAGCATCGTCTGCTTGCCGCCGTAATAGCTGATCGGTGTTTTGAGTCTTGCTTTTGCCATGATTAGAAGCGCGGGATTTTGAATTTCAGGATAAGGAGTAGCAGGAAAAGGGCGATGAGTCCCACGGCGATCCACTTGACCGCCATAACGGACGAAGGAGGCTTTTCAACCACCTCATCTACCTGTTCGCTTTGCCGTCGGGTATGTATATCGTTTCGCACCGTGCTGTCCGTGGCGGTAAGGCGTTCGGCATCGGCCGCAATCTCCGTACGAACGATACGCCATACGGCCGGAGCCGTCTGAGTAATGGTTTGTACCCGTAAAGGCTCTTCGGCAGGGAGACTGTCCTGCATAACCATGTGCGGTTCGGGAAGCTCGGTCGGCGAAGTAATCGTCGGAGGATAGAACTCCACGACGGTCTGCGAGAGCGTACCCCACTCGTGCAGCACGTCGGTGACGGCCTTGCGGATTTCACTCCGGTCGAGCGAGGTGCTGTCCGTGATGCTATGACGTTGCGTCTTGTGCAAAGGGCCGCACGCTGCGGCAAGCAGCAGCAAAACGAGCAGACAGATGGTCTTACTGTTTCTCATCGTGTTTGGATGCATTAAGGATTCGTTTGATACGCTCGCGGCGCTCCTGCATGGTCAGCGGTTCCGGTGTTTCTGTGGCTTCCGTCTCCCACGGGAGCGGAAACATCTCGGTCATCGCTCGTCGCTCCTTGCGGTCGAGCTGGATGGAGGTAAGCACCCACACCGCCCAGCGTTCGCGCTCCCACATCTGCTGCTGGCGAATCTGTTCCTGCTCCGACCAGCCCAGCCACGCATAGATGAACTCCGCAGGCGTGAGGGCCTCGAAATCTTCCGGGCGCATGGACATCTGACCGACGGCGATGGCGAACCATCGCTCGTAGGTGATGCGGCGGTCGTCTACCTCTTCCGCGCCGCCGCACGTCCGTTTTTTACCATTCCACCCAGCTTATCGGTCAGCGGCGCAATACTATCGACGAAAAGTTGCGTGATTTCCAGCACGAGGTGCGGTTCGTTGTCGAAGATGTCCCACACGTCGTCCTCCGTATAGCGGCATTCGCTGCCGGAGCGTCGTGCGCCCTCGTTGAGCCCGACGGCCGTGAGAGCGACGATGCTGTCGATGCTCCCGACGGCGGCGGTCGTCGTAATGTTCCCGGCGAAGTCCGATTCCTGACGTTTGGTAAACTCCGCAATAGCCTTCATCCCGAAATGGATCGGCGTGGCTTTCCCGTTGATCGTGATCTCTTTCATGACTGCTGCTGGGTTGCGTCTTGGGGAGACAGATTACCGCTCCCGGTAAGCGAATAGTTGTAGGTGGCATTGTCGCCGGCCGGAGCACCGAGCGAAAACGAGGTGATGTACGCCTTGCCGTGGTAGGTCTTCGAAAGACCCGACAGCGGCGATTTGATTACCACATCGACGAGTTTCTTCGAAAGGACGATGCCCAGCACATCCTCCGAGGTGTGGCTATCTTCGATGGAGTCGTCCACCACCACGAGGCCGTCCCCGTCTACCGACCACGAGATGTCGCCGGGCGACTGTTCCTTACCGTTGGTATCCTTCGTACGAAGCTCCTTGAGCTCCAAGTCCACCTTCAGGTTGTGCGTGGTGGCATGGAGCGTCGTCTTGCTGTCGACCAGAACGATGATATCCTCGCCCTGAATCACTTTTTTCTCTGCCATGTTAAATTATTTTGAATGTTATCGTATATCCATGCAAATCGAAGTCGGCGTAGTAGCTGTATTCCGAAGACTTCCAGCGGCAACGCCTTCCTGCCAACGCTATTCCGTCGAGGGTTCGGATCGCCTTGCGTTTAAGCGCCTCGGCTGAAACCATACGGTCGTGGATGAGCGCCACCTCGAAAAGCGTCTGCACTCCGGCGATACCGTGCTTCGTATGCAGGGGCGTCTCCTCCGGCGTCGTAAAGGCGGCATAGGGAACAGGAGTCTCGGCATCCACAGCCCCGGCCTGCACCTTGCCCCGAAGTTCGGGAGCGGCCGCTTCGAGTGCGGCGATAAATGCTGTCTTGAAATCTTCGATCATCCCTTGACCGGTTTAAAGTGTTTCTGAACATAGCGTTCGACGGCAGAGGTCAGTTCGTCGCCGAAGATCGTAATCGTACGTTCTCCGCTTTCATCATAAGCCATTTCGAGAAAGGGTGTCGCACGAATGCCCTTGACGCTGCGGACGAAGATTTTCTCACCCTGCTTGTTCTCGAAGACGAGCATCTTGCCTTTGCGCGAGAGGCGCGGATCCTTCGTCCCCTCGTGAATAAATTTGCCGTAGTATTGGTTCACCGCACCGCTCTTTTTCGACCTGTCGAAGACCGGCTTCACAGCTACAGCCACTTCTGTCTTCGGAGCGTTGCGATCCCGAAAGCGGACGATACGCAGTTGACGTTTGAGTTTACTGCTCCTGACCGGAACCTTGCCCCGTGCCGAAATGAGCATCGGCCGTACCGACTGGCGGAGCGCCGCCAGCAGGATGCTTTTCTGCATCCCGTCGGGCAAGCCGTCGAGAATCTCCTTCGCCTGACGGTAGCCGTTTACTTCAATTGTCAGCATCGCTCTTTTTGACCTTTATGTGGAGATACTTGCGACGGCCCTCTTCATGCACCGAAACGATGCGGTAGACCATGTCGCCCTCGCGCACCTGATACGAAGTGCGGATATCCGGTCGCCAACGGATCGTATAGGCGATTTCGTTTTCGTGGAGAATACGTCCGGCAAAGAGGTTCTCCCGGCCGCCGGCTTCGGTGCGCTGTGCATAGCAGACGGCTACGCACCTCATCTCCTCGCAGCGTTCGTTATAGGCGTCCCGCTCCTCGGTGGGCGCCATGATCTCGATGCGGGTATCAAACACGGTCGTCACGATAAGGGGTTACGCGCCACGGAGCGAGCAGCTTTTCCGCCGTAAGGGAGAGTTCCGAAACGGAGCGTCCCACGATATTGTCCGACTCGTTGTCGTAGAGCGTTCCCAAGATCAGCAGAATCGCAGCCTTGATCGCCGGCGGAATCGTCTCCGCATCGTACCCCTCGGTAGCCTTCACATGGAGCTTCCTTCCGGAGAAGCGCTCGGCATCGATCAACAACAGATGGGCATCGTAGTCGTCAGCCAACAGGAGGTAATCTTCGTCCGGCGTGAGGATACCGTCAGGCGAGGAGACCTCCGCGATAGCAGCAGTACGGGCAGGGAGCCGGACAGCATCCTCTGCTGCGCCCAAAAGCACATCGAACTCGACGTAGCGGTCGCGGATGCGGCGTCCGGTCATGTCCTCGGCGATGCCGACGGCCATCTCCAATTTGGCATCGATAAGTGCATGGTCGTGCGTATCGTCGCCGATGCGAAGATGGGCGCGGGCAAGTTCCGCCGACACCGGGAGGTTTCTCGCTCTGATCTTGGTATAGCGCATGACATTAAGCTCCGGAAGCGGCGTGTACGAGTTTCTTGATCGGGTGCGTACCGGCGTTCAGCAGTAGGCCGTCCAGCCGTGCGAAGCCGAAGATGCCGATAGAGAGGTACTCGGCCAGCAGTTCGTTCAGGCGGATAACCCGAAAGTCCTTCACCATGCGGATCTTGAATTTCGAGAAGTCCCCGAAGAGCACAGAAGCTTTACCGGCAGCGATATCCGGCATATCGTCGTTGAGCGTATAGGGCTTAGCGAAAAGCGTCGGCGGCGTGCCGTCTTTCGCGCCCTCCTGCCAGATATACCGATTGGTAGTATCCTTGATCTTGACCAGCGAATAGAGCGTATTGCGGTTGAACATGAAGCGGCCGTTACGGGCATAGGCCGAGTCGACCGAGCGGATAAGGTCGATGAGATCATCCAGCTTGATGGCCGAAGCCGCAGGTGTGGCGTCGCTGGCCGTAGCCCACTCGATGATCCCTTTCGGTTTGCCTTTGCCGTCGCCGATGGTGAGGTCTTCGTTCATGCCGCGTCCGAAGGATTCTGCCAACAGATCAGAGAGCAGTGATTCCAGATCGAAGCTGTTGTCCTGCAACAGTTCGAGCGACACGGGAACGATGGGCGTGCGGTAGGTGTATGCTTTGAGTGTCTCCGAGCCGAACGATGGAGCCTTCTGCGTCGATTTCTGATACTCGGCTACGACCGTAGCCTTGCTCGTGGTGTCGTTCACCGTCGGCATGATCAGGTCGCCACCCGTAGAGGTGGAGAAGACCGAACCGGCCTCCAGCATTCCGCCGTAGGTCTTGAGTGCCTTTTCGATGGAGCCGGCCAGCGTCGCAGGAACGAGTACACCTCCGGCAAGTCCCGTAATGCCGGCACGCTCCTCGAAACGGCGGCGGTTCTCGGCCGAGACACCATTTTCACCTTTCAGAAGATACTCGACAAAAGCGCCGCGGTACTCCGCAGGATCGGCGTTGCCATCGGCCGCGTGCCGACGTTCGTAGCTCTGTTCGGCCTGACGGCGTTCCAGCTCCTCGAAGCGTTCCTCCTGCTCGACCTTGCGGTCGGCCTTGTCGTAATCGGCCAGCAGCGTATCCCACCGCTGCTGCTCCTCGGCAGTCATCTCGCGGCCGTCCGTCGCCTTGCGAAGCTCGTCGATGGCGGCGAACACCGTCGCACGCGCCTCGCGTAATTCTTTCAGTTTGCCCATAGTATTTCAGATTTATATCTGTGGCAAACTTATACTCCGAGCGACGACCGATTATGAGACTTTGTCCCGAATGAATAAAAATTGTTTTCTCGTTAGGTTTTCGTATATTTGTAACGTCAATAAATATATTGGGTAGATATGTCTTTCAAAATAGAGAACTATGCCGATTTAATTCGAAATGCGATTGCATATTTCTGGAATACAAGAAATAAGCAATTGAATGATCAAATTAATCGAGAGGTCCAGGATGCTGGTAATCGCGGTGCTGTAACTGGAGGTAAACAAATGGATGGTTTTGTTGCCCTTCTTACAAAAGTTGCATTGGATTCAGGCATTCCTCAAGAGTGCATTTATACTCGTAGCAATCAATTACCGGGATATTTCAGACCAACAAAAGACTGGGATTTCTTGATAATTTCCCCGACCAAGAAGTTAATAGCTGTTATTGAATTCAAATCCCAAGTAGGTTCGTTTGGAAATAATTTCAACAACAGAACAGAAGAAGCATTAGGCTCGGCCGTCGATCTTTGGACTGCATTTAGAGAGAATGTATTTCCAAATCAGAATGCACCGTGGGTTGGGTACTTGATGACTGTTGAGCGTTGTGCAAAATCAACATCAATCGTCAGAATTGCCGAACCCCATTTCGATGTATTGAATGAATTCAAAAACACGTCATATCTTGACAGATACTCCATCCTATGTAAAAAATTAATTTTGGAACGACATTACACATCTGCTGCTTTACTCTGGACATCAGATTCTAATACATATGGAAACGCATCAGAGGATATTTCAATAAATACATTTCTGGCTGCATTTGCAGGTCATCTACAGGGGGTAGCTAATGAATTTAAATAGGATGTACGGAAATAGATCAAATGGTAAAAAGCACGGAGATGTATTTACATCACCGGACATAGTGAAGTATATGCTGGACATGTCTGAATATACTTCCGACCGTGATTTATCCTCTATTACCGTTATAGAACCTTCTTGTGGAGAAGGAGAGTTTGTCTTGGAGATTATTTCTCGATTATCTCAATCTGCCGGAAAATACAAGTTCAGTTTAAACGAAGCAATAAAGCGTTGTTTGGTTTGTTTTGATATCGACAAAGTTAAAATTGAAAAATGTATCCATAAAATACATACGTTCAATCCAACAATAGAATTAGGCGAGGATATATTCAGACACGAAGATTTCCTGTTGGCCGATGTAAAGAAAGCCGATTTAATAATTGGCAATCCGCCATATGTACGCCAAGAGCAAATTCCGGAGTGTAAAAAAGAGACATATCGCCACCTATTTTTTACTTTTAAACATAGAGCTGATTTATATATTCCATTCTTTGAAAAATCTTTGAGTCTTTTAAGACCGAACGGGAAGCATTGCTTTATTTGTTCCAATCGATGGTTAAAAAACCAATATGGTTACAACCTGCGGAATATGATTTCTTCATCTTTTGACCTTCAGGTAATTGTAAACTTGGAAAAAGTTAATCCTTTCCAAGAAGAAGTGATTGCATATCCCGCGATAAGCCTTATTTCCAATAAACCAGCTGGAAATTCTTTCAAATATATTGATATCGAGAGTCTAAATTCGTTAACACTACCCCATGAATTCGATGGAGAACATAAGATGCCTCATAATGGAGATTGGAGCGATACGTTTAATGTCGTTTCAAATCATCTTAAGTTAACCTCTATTGAAGATCTCGGTTTCAAAATAGGTATCGGTGTTGCTACAGGCGCTGATAAAATTTTCATTGGAAAACATTTGATTAACGAGGTAGAAGAGGAATTGTTGCTTCCGATTCTCACATCAAGAGATATTAGAAACAATAATCTCAAATGGGGCGGCAATTATCTATTCAATCCTTTTGATGAGGACGGTAATATCATAGACCTTTCGATGTATCCCAAAGCACGTGCATATATGGAACTTCATAAAGAAAGGTTGCAAAGCAGGCATGTATCCCAGAAAAATCCATCTTATTGGTATCGAACTATTGATAAGATATATAAGCCCCTTTTGTCTCAACCCAAAATATTATTACCGGACATCTCTGCTAATAATCAAATCATGATCGATGCAGGTCATTTTTACCCGCATCATAATTTATATTATATCACTGGAGGCGACATTGATAATCTCAAGATATTGAGCGCTTTTTTGATGTCGGATTTCATAGTGTCTCAATTATCACGACTTGCCAACAATATGAATGGAGGGTATCCACGATGGCAAAGTCAGTATATCAAAAAATTAAAAATACCTGATATATACGCCATTAACGCATCTGACTCTAAAACGCTAATATCGTTTTATGATGCTAAAAACTTATCGGGAATAAACTCTGTCGTAAATCAAATTGTAGCATAGAGGCAACGTCAACATTGTCTCCTATTTCCAACGAAAACCGCCTCCTCGCCGTATTGCAGGCTCCGGAGGCGGGTGGGATCTTTAAGCGTATTCCGTGAGGCTTCAGCGTTTGAGCCTCATGACTTTCACAAGTCGATCCCGCGACAGGCATCGTGCCGTCGTATCGTTATTGTAGGGTTTCGGAGCGGACGGCTCCGCAGATGTCTCTTCTGCCGGAGTTTTATCCCGTAGCGAACGCAGGTAGTCGGCCTTGCGCTCTTCGAGGTGGCGGACAGAGGCTTCGGTATCTCTGTAAGCCGGATAGACCACCAGTGCTACGTCGTAGAGCTTCGACACTTTGACAATCGTTCTCTGGTCGTATTCGAGTCCGTTCTGTTCATCGGCGTACAACCACTCGTCCTGCCCCACGATGAAGCGGAACGAACATTTGTTCACATCCCCACGCCGGAGCAGTTCTACCATGTCGTTGCCGCGGGTCGTGGCAGGCGCTTCGAACGTGAAGCGCAGGCCGACCTCATCGACCGCAAGGGTCAGCGTGCCGCTCGACGTTCGTGCGAGGATGTCGTCCACGTTGTGGTTGAAGCACATGATCGCATCGTTCGTATCGCACTCGTCGAATGCGCCGCGGCGAATCTGCTCGACGAACCAGCCGCAGATCGGCTCCGACCATGTGTCGAATTTGGCCGCATACCCCGTGACCGTCCGTCCGCTCGTATCGCCTTCGCGCTGTTCGATACGGATGTCGGAGAGCAGGCACCGCAGCTCTACCGCTCCGTTATTGTTTTTTCTTGCCTCCATCGATTGCCTGTTTTACGGGCTGCATATTCATCTGCACGAAGTATTCGTCGCCGCCCTCGTAGGAGTTCATATCTTCGAGGTTACGGATTTCATTCGCGCACAATGCACCCACGATGTTCATATTCTTGTAAAATTCGCTGCGCGTCTTGGCATCGCCCCGCAACAGCCCGTTCAGGGAGAAGAGATAATAATACTCCCCGAACTCGTCCTCGCGGAGCAGCTTGCGGTTGAACTCCTCTTCCAGTCGCACGAGGTACGGCATGAGGCAGTAACGCACGAACTCCATCGCCTGATGCTCGATGTTGTTGTTCGTCGAACGCTCCAAGTCTGCGATCATATGCGGCGGCACGCCATAGATCGTGGCGATCTCGGTCTTCTGAAATTTGCGCGTGGCGATGAATTGCGCATCTTCAGGCGGAATGGATATCCGCTCGTAGGTCATGCCGCCTTCAAGCAAGAGCGGCAAGTGCGCCTTGTGCAGACCGACCGACTGGGCAAGAAGGTCTTTTTTCAATCGCTCATATGCCTCCGGCTTGAGTGTCGAGGGATATTTGAAAATGCCCGACATATTGCCTCCCTGATTGAAGAACATCTCGCCGTACTGCTGTGCCGAGACCGAGAGTGCGAGATTGTCGCGGTGAACGGCAATCGGACTCTTGCCCACGATGCCGTCGGTCGAAAGCCCCTTGAGGTGGATCATATTCGAGACGGAAAGCATCTCGCCGCTGTCCAGCCGGTAGAACAGCTCTTCATTGTCGGTAAGCACAGGTGTCACCTTTGCCGGATGATAGTATTTGAGCCGCACAGGGCGGTAAAGCCTATCGCGGTAGATGCGGGCATAACCATTACCCCAAAGCGTACAGGAGATCATCAGAAAGTGCATCAGGTCGAAACGTGTGGAGTAATTGTTCGGCCGCTGAAGAATATGGGCCGAAGGATGGGCGTATTGTCGTTCGCGGCCCTTCGGCATCCGACGGTAAAGGTGAATAGGCAACGTACCGACTGTCTCGGAGAGAATCCGCACGCAGGCCCAGACTGCCGTCAGCGCCAGCGAGCCCTCCGGTGTGATGATCGGACGGCTTGTCTTATCGGCCACCATGTCGGCGGTCAGCGCCTTGTTCACGGCCGCCTCGAACTCCGAAGAGATTACTCTTCGCTCTGTCCGTGATATATCGAAACCGAAAACCCGCATCTTGTCTGTTCTTCGAAAGCAAACATAAGATACGGATGGCAGGATGCGGTGAGACAATGTCCCTACCGGATACGACAGAGCAGAATCGTCATAAAGGGTTCGTCCTCGGTCGAGGTTTCAATGTCATGGGGACTACGGAGGCACAACTCGTCGTCGTTGAGTCGGACGACCCGGTAGATGGCATTATTCCTACCCGTAATCGGACTTTTCGGCCGATACGCTGTAGGATTGAAGCGGAGAGTTTTCGTTGTAGCGTCGAATATGCAAGCCACCGTGCTAACCCGATTGCCGCGACGCTCCCGTACCACATCGGGCAATGGAAATTCGAGCCGGTATTCTCCGTGATCGAACAGAACGACATTGCGTTTACCCCTCTCGTCGGTCGTGAAGATTCGGACGACTTCCCAATTGCCCGAACAGATGTTGTCGATCTTTGCGCCTGCCATGCTCGTTTTCGGTTAACCGAGGCAAAGTCCATGCAAAAAAAGAGGGCATGACCTCTTCCTCGATACTTCCACAGGCTTTGGCAAACCTACATCATCAATCAAGCAGAAGCCACACCCTTATGCAGGCGCGACTTTGTTTCAATCGATGATGTGTTGCTCTTACTTTATAAAATCGCCAAATTTCGTGGAAGTATTGCAACAAAATATGTCTTGTGTCCCGTAGACACTTTTTCAAAGTGCAAAGTTACAAAAAAATGCAATCGAAAGAGATCATTTGAATCACGAATGCTAATTCAGTATATTTGTAACCTAATACAATATAACTTATGATAGAAGCATATCCTACAAAACATGGCACAGGAGTAGAATTTCGTGGTACATATAATGATTTTGGCAGTCTATATGACACTATGACCAAATTGGCTATGACTAATATTGAAATGCTATCAGAAGATGAAAGACTACTTTCAGTCATACCTTATGATTTGCGCCATGCATTTCAAGGCGATCGTGAGGTGTACAAGGAATCCCTGACCTTCGGTTTTAAAACAAATTGGATTACATTACTTTATACCATAGCCTGCCTCAGGTTCCATCAAAACTATATCCCACTCAATAAAATTGATATGGCAAACTTGCTGATATTAGAGAGCGTGACAGAAGAAGCTATGCTACAATATGATCCGCAAGGCTATGCCGAACTCCGCTGGTTCATTGGATCAAGAATAAATGTGGGTGACAAATATACTTATTTAGCCTACAGAGAGGCTGCCAATGATTTCTTTTCAATGCCTGTTGGAAAAAAACGTTTCAGATATATCCCCAAGCTCTTAATCAAATGGGGAATTGGCTCGCCGACTTACAATAACTTTTGCAAAGAAATTGATCGCTATATAGCTGAAAACAAATGTGAAATAGACCAAATTGATTCTCAAATTGCTGGTGATGACCATATCATTTGGTGATATTATTTTCAATGCGTTTGCGTTTCAACCTTCGCTCCAGTACCTTGCGGAACGAATCGAACTCGGCATAGCGGCGATGACCGGTGACATTGATGTGGAAATCCTCCAATCGCTCGTAGGCTTCCAGTTGCGAAGGGTATAAATCCTGCATCTCGAAATAGTAGTCGGCGAAGCCTTCGGCCGAGAGCAGTTTGCGCATGGCGGGAGATAGCGGCGCGATGGCCGCCAACTCCGCCTCGATCTCCGCGCGGCGGGCTCGTTTGTGCGGCGCATCGCAGAGCCGCGTCCGATAGTTGTTTTTTCGTTTCATAGCTTACAGAATCAGTAGTCCTCGTTCGTTATAGGGGTTGGTTTCGTCTTTGGCCTGCGCGGTCATCCATTCTCCCAGCGCCATAATCGAGGCGACGATGCCGTCGATCTTCTGTATGGATTTGCGTTTGTCGGGTTTGATGTTGCCCGCCGGATCAGTCTGCACGACTGTCGAGGCGAGCATCCACCGCAGTACGGGATTACCGAAGTGTTCCACCTCGCCCGTCAGCACCAACGCCTCGAACTGCTTTGTCGGAGCCGACATCGAACCGAATCCTTGTCCGAAAGGAGAAAACTCCATCCCCTCGTTCTGAAGGTCGATGATCGTCTGCGACGCATTCCAGCGGTCGTAGGCTGTCGATTTAAGATTATAGTCGGCAGTGATACGCAGTATGTCGGCCTTGACAAAGTCATAATCCACCACATTGCCCGGTGTAACGGTTACATGTCCCTCGACTACCCATCGGTCGTAGTTGATATTCTCCTTTTTGATCTTCTCCAGCATCTTCTCCTCCGGAATCCAAAAGTGCGGCAGAAGCTGAAACTTATCGTTCTCATGGAAGAGCAGCACGAACGCCGTGATGTCGCCTACGTTCGAGAGGTCGAGACCACCCCAGCAGTCGCAACCTTTCAGGTCGGCGGGAGCGGTCGTGCCGATACACTTCATCCACGCCTCGTCCAGAATCCATGTCAGCTCGGCATCGACCCACAGATTGACATTTTTGGTCATCACGTTACGGACGGCTTCCGGCCGGTTCTTGGCATCCATGACCTGCGAGGCGAGGTAATCCACTGAAAGCGATACGCCCAGGTTGGGATTGGCCTTGATCCACATCTTCGGGTTGTCCCATTCCTCTTTGTCGTCGAGCGTATAGACGATGCCGAAAAGCAAGTCGTCCCGGTTCACACCCCGCAGCACCTTGATTACGTTGTCTCGATAGGCAAAGCAAGCTCCGGCCTTGTTGAACCCCGCCGTCGTGATAATGAACATGAGCGGTTGCCGCCGTGCGCCGAAGGCCGACTTGATGACGTCGAACATACCGCTGTCCTTATGGGCGTGGAACTCGTCGATGATGCCGCACGAAGGGTTCAGGCCGTCGTGCGTGCCGTAATCCGAGGAGAGCGGCTTGAGCATCCCGCCCTTCGCCTCGTAGGTAATTGCATTGCGGAAGACCGAGAGGTATTTCTTCAGATCAGTGGCCTTGACGATTTCGGCGGCATCCGAGAAGCAGATTTTCGCCTGATCTTTGACCGTCGCCGCCGAGTAGACCTCCGGGCGGCTCTCGCCATCGGCAAAAAGCATATAGAGTCCGATGCCGGCAGACAATGCAGTCTTGCCGTTCTTGCGGGCGATTTCGATATAGGCATAGCGGAAGCGGCGCGTACCGTCGGAGAGCATCCAGCCGAAGATGTTCCAGACGATGAACTGTTGCCACGGTTCGAGTAGGAACTTGCGGCCTGCCCACTCGCCTTTGGTGTGCTTGAGGTTTTCGATGAAGCGGATCGCACGCGCGGCAGCCTTACGGTCGAAGTACCAGCCACGATCGAGGGCATTCTCCAGATCGGAGAAGTACCGCCCGACGGCAAGGCGCACATATTCGCAGACCGTGAGTTTGCCGTCGCGGACGTCATAGGCGTATTGTTCGGCGGGGTGCAGTTTCATAACAGCAGATAAGCAATAATTTATTTAACCTCTTCAAATTCGGCAAAATCATCTTTCGGAACATCGCCTGACAGGAGCGCAGCGACACGGTGACGGCTCGATGGAGTCAGGCCAAACTCGGCCGCCAGCGACTTGGCATTGGCAAGGGCCGATTCGGCGACTTTGCGTTTGGGATTGACGATGGTAGTAGTGCCGGACTTGGTCGCTACCTCTATCGTGCAACCCTCCTTTTCGACAGCTCGCATCATATCGTGGTACAAGCCCATTTCGCGGGCGTAGGCCACGACAAGATCCACGCCGACCAAATCCAACAGACGATTATGGATCAACTCCGTCGCCACGACTTCGAACACTTTTTTCGCCGTTCCCTTCAGGCCGGAGCGCGGAAGCGACACGACGGATGTGACGGTCGGCATCTTACCACTCTCCATGCGGCAAGGTTGATCCGTCCCGCGCAAGGATTTCAATTCATCCGGTAGTTTTTTGCGTCCTTTCATAAATAATTTTAACTTTGTAATGCCAATCGAAAAGCGGCAAAAGATAGTCTATAAAGACTTTAAATCTAAAAAGCTGATAATTATGGAATATATGTATTTCATTCTTACCACTTTTGCAAGCTGAGTATTGTGGCAGCTCTTTGATGCCGCGAAAGCTCAGTTCAAAGAGTGATTAAAAAAACATTAATGTTTTGCCGCCTTCGGGCGGTTTTCTTTTTTTTTTCTAATTCTGCACACGCGTACAGAAAAGGGGGGCTGCGATTACATTTCGTGACCTTTGAAGGAAATTCATCCCCCTACCTATCGGAGTGTAGGTCATAATCTTTGCAGCCTTTTATGCCCTAAATCGTTGCATATGTCCGCTCATTTGCTCACGGGCGGAACTCTTTATGTCGTTGTCCATTGCTTCAAGTCGTGTGGCTTAATTAATTGTGTGTTAATTAAACCTTATCTCTTCTTTCGTCGATTTTTCTTCGGTTTTGCAATCAATCCGGCAATCAGATTCGAGGGACTGCGTTCGAGCAGTCGTCGTTGCTGGGCCATCTCGATATAGATGCGTGTGGTCTGCGTGTCGCTGTGGCCGAGCATATCCTTGATCGTCTCGACGTCCACTCCATTTTCAACCATCAGACTGCCGCAGGTATGACGCAGCGAGTGCGCCGTGATATCCGGACGGTCGATGCCGATCTCCCGAAGCCGACGCTTGACGATGGCGCTGATCGTTACCTTCGCCAGCCGTTGCCGGTGGCTTCCGTGCGCATGACTGATGACCAGCGGCTCATCCTCGACGAAATCGCGGCAAGCTATGTAATCTTCAACGAGCTCCGTAATCATCTCCGGCACGGCAACCGTATCGCGTTTGTCCACTTTGCCCTTACGCTGGATATGGATGACCGTTCGGCCATTGTAAGTGTCGAAATCCCGGATGTCGATGCGGGCTACCTCGCAAGCGCGGAGTCCGTTGGTCAGCATCAGCGCCACGATCAGCTTATCCCGTTTGCCCGCTACGGTAGAGGTGTCGATGGAGTCCATAAGTCGTGTAGCCTCCCCTTGCGTCAAGGCAGCTTTGTAGTATTCTTTGTGTTTGATGCTGCTCTTGATGCCCGCACCGATATTGTCGCAGTAGCGTCGTCCGGCACAATAAGCATAAAATAGCTTGACGACCGTCACATAACTGCAAACCGTCAGCACGCTTTTGCCGCTCTGCTGGAGATAGCGTTTGTAGTCAATGATATGGCGACATTCGGCATAGCGGGGATCGCAACCTTCGGCCGAGAGCCAACGGAACCACAGTCTGATCTTACGGCGATAGTCGGCCTTCGTTGCCGGAAGGATGTCCGTTTCGACAAGCCAGTCATCGACAATTTGTGTCAGTTTCAGGGTCGTTCTCATATTCAGTCTTCATAATGGGCACAGGCGGCTCCATTTTTTCGCTTGCAAACCACAACCGCGTGCGCCCATCGTCATCGGTTTATATCATAGGCAATCAGGTATTGGTTATCTCGTGTGCGATTCGAGGCCCGACTTGCGGTTGTGGCACGGGTGGCAAAGGCTCTGAAGGTTAGCCATGTCGAGCTTCGCGCCGCCCCGATTGATCGGAACGATATGATCGACGACCTGTGCGAGCGTCGTAATGCCCCGCCGCTGGCACTCCTCACAGAGCGGGCACTGTTCCAACTTCAGGTTACGAAGTTTCCGCCATGCGGTCGATTGATAGAACTTCGTGTTCGGATACAGGCGTCCTTCCTGCACCCCGCGCCCCGGTTGCCACGGGCGTTGTACAGTTTTCTTGAGTGTTGGCATAAGTCAGAATATTACATCGGTTCGTAAAGGCTGGTCGTGGTCTTCGGTCTCGAAGCCTACGACCGCAATGATTTTCGCGTTGGGATACCTCTGGCGTAGTTCGGCAGCCACGACGCCGTAGCGGGAGAAGTCGGCGAGGTAGGCCGAGTCGCCGTAACATTCCCGACAGCGACGCATCGCCTCGATGTCGCTTTCCTCCCATTTCTCGATCTCCCCGTGGTGGGTAGAATACTTCTTCCGGCCGTCCTTGAGGTGGTGGATGATTCGTTGCAATTTCATATTGTAGCATTTAATCGGTTAGCGTAAAGAGTCGCCGCGGAACTCGACCACACGGCACAGATGTCGCAGCCGGTCGAACGTCCGCTCCCCGTAGCGGTTCAGCAGGTCGCCTTTAGTGAGGTTCGTCGAGAGAAAGAGCGGACGAGAATAGCGTTCGGCAGCGTTGATGATCCGGTTGAAACCTTCATAGCGTTCGCCGTAGTCGTTGATCATCGGTTCGACACCCAACTCGTCGATAATCGGATACGGGCATCGGGCGAGGTAGTCGAGGCAGGAGGTCTTCGGATCCATGCCCATCGTCGAAGCTGCAAACGGATACAGTTTGTTCAGCTCGTCGGCGTGTACGGCGTAGGCGGAGATCTCTTTCATACCGAGTAGTACCGGAACGAGGCCCGTCGTGATAATGCTTTTACCGCGTCCGCAGTCGCCGATAAGCAGCAGACCTACACCGCGCGTATCGTGCATCCAGTCGATCACCTCGTCGTATTCCGGCAGATGGTGATAAGTAGCAATCGTCGCATCAAGCCGGCGAAAAAGCGTCCGAAAGAGTGCATCACACATCTCGCTGTCGCCCCACGAGAGACGGGTCGGATTACGGACGATCAGTTTACAGTCGGTGACCATCCGGTCGATAAGGGTTGCGATATTCTTCTCCATAGCGTTTATCTGTTATTGGGTTCTTCGTGTGTAACTTCCATGCGGCCGAAGTTTTCGAGCAGGCGTCGGCGACGTTCCTCATCTGCGGGTTGTTTAATCTGTCCGATCCGTTGCCCGGAAACTGAAGGCGAGGTGCGTTCGGTCAGCTCGAAGATGCCGGCCCAGTTATTGGCGATACTCTTGTCGATAATCTGTGCCGCCAGATCGGGGTCGCCGCGCGAGAGGTTACGGAGCATCGTGTGGAATTTCTTGATCGAGAGT